CCGACAGCCTGATCGGCGTGCCGGAAAGCTGGACGCCCGACCAGATCGCCTCCTACCAGAAATATTGGGACGCCTATTTCGACGGCGACCTGTCGCGCCGCCGCCGGGCCAAGTTCGTGCCGGGCAGCGTCGCCAAGACCTTCATCCAGACGAAGGAGCCCGAGCTCAAGAGCCAGTTCGACGATTGGCTCGCGCGCATCGTCTGCTTCGCCTTCTCGATCTCGCCGCAAGCGCTTGTCTTTAGACGGAGCAATGCAGAGGTGGCTTCTTTGGATCTTCGAGCGCTATAACGATCGTTCTATGGACCGTCATTGCGAGGAGCGGAGCGACGAAGCAATCCCGTGCCACCGCTACAGCTCTTGCCCCTGGATTGCTTCGCTTCGCTCGCAATGACGGAGCTTTAATTAGGTCCAGACCCTAGCAGAGCAGGGCGTCGATAGGTGCCTGGCTGCTTACAGCCGATCAAACCCAACGATTGGATACACACAACCGCCATGCGCATGCATCGGCGGTTTTCTTTTGCGCGCAATCAAAGGAGAATTCATGTCGAATCTCGATCTCTTTATCCCTATCACCAAGGTCGACGCGGCGCAGCGCCTCGTCTATGGGCTTGCGACCGCCGAGATCGAGGACCGGTCGGGCGAGATCTGCGATTATGCTTCGACCAAGCCGCTCTATGAGCAATGGTCGGAGGAGATCGCCCGCTCGACCGGCGGCAAGTCGCTCGGCAATCTGCGCGCCATGCATGGCGCGGTCGCCGCCGGCAAGGTCACCGCGCTCAATTTCAACGACGCGCAAAAGCAAATCGAGATTTGCGCCAAGGTCGTCGACGACGATGAATGGCGCAAGGTCGAGGAGGGCGTCTATACCGGCTTCTCGCAAGGTGGGGCTTATGCGCGGCGCTGGTCGGATAGTGACGGCCGCATCCGCTACACGGCGCAACCGAGCGAGATTTCGCTGGTCGATCTGCCCTGCCTGCCACAGGCGCGCTTCGAGATGATCAAGCGCGACGGCACGCGAGAGCTGCGACCCTTCGTCAAAGGCATGTGCGAGGTGCAGTCGCTTTCCGGAATCATCGAAGAGCTCGATTGCTTGCAGCGCATGTCCGCCGCCGAGGAGCGGCAAGAGATGGACGGGTCGGATGTGCCGGGCCAATTGCAGGATTTGCTTGCCCGGGCCTGCACGATCTTGCGCGGCATGGTGGCGGAGGAGACCGATGAGCTTTTGCACCGCGACGAGCTGCCGGCTCCGAAACCTGCGCCAGCGGCCCCGGCCAAGGCGGCCGCGCTTCATCCGCCCGTCGCCAAGATCGGCGCGCGCAACAGCGCCGAGGATCTCGAGCGGATCCAGATGATGCATGACACGTCCGTGGCGCTCGGCGCCGCCTGCACCTCCCAGAAGGTTGCGGGCATAAGTCTCGACAAGCGCTTCGATCGAATCTTGGCCTTGGTTTCGGACGTGCTGGCGCGGGTCAAGAATATCGAGAGCCAGCCGCTGCCCCTGCCGCTCGCCGGTCATGCGCGGGCGGTCGGCAAGCAGGAAGACGGCCAGAGCACGCTCGAATCCGAAATCATCGAGAAGCTGCTCAACGATCCCGACAAGCTTGCGATGGCGGCCATCAAGCTTTCGCAACGCAATGGCCGCGCGTTCCTGAAACGTTAGCCGCCTCATCCGTCAAAAAAGTTTGCAGCAGGCTTGAACGGCGGTCGCGCGACCGGTCCGTGATGCTGCGGCGCGGCGAAGCTCATCATCATTCGACAGGAGCATCAGCATGAATATGGAAACGCGATCCGAAGAAGCCATGAAGTCGATCAAGGCGTCCCAGCAAAGGCCGCTTTCGGACCTGCGGCTGGAAAAGAGCACGTTCACGGAAAACGCCAGCGCGACCTCCGGCCTCACATTCTACGATCTCGAGCCGGGTGCCCAGCTGATCTATCCGGTGCTCACGCCGCTGCGCAACGTCATTCCGCGGGTTTCCGGCAAAGGCGGCATCCAGGCGAATTGGCGTGCCGTGACGGCGATCAACACGACGGGCTTGCGCATTGGCGTCTCCGCTTCGAATCGCGGCGGCGTGATGGCGGTCGCGACGCAGGATCATAGCGCGACCTATAAAGGCATCGGCATCGAAACAAGCGTCGATTTCGAGGCGCAATATGCCGGCCAGGGCTTTGACGACATCCGTGCCGTCGGTGCCCGCACCGGTCTCGAGGCTTTGATGCTCGGCGAGGAAGCCATGATCCTCGGCGGCTGCACGTCGCTCGCGCTCGGCACCACGCCGACGCCGTCGCTGAGCGATGGTGCGACCGGCGGCGGGCTTGCCGCGAATAGTGCTGTCAGCGTGATCTGCGTGGCGCTCACCCATGACGGGCTCATGAACGCGACGCTCACGGGCGGCATTCAAGGGCAGATCTCGCGCTCCAATGCCGACGGCTCGTCCGACACGTTCGGCGGCGGCGCGGCGAAGAAATCGACCAATGCGACGATCACGACCGCCAATGACGGCAATGCGACGCATGAGGTGAAGGCGACCGTCGCCGCGGTCAACGGGGCTTTGGGCTATGCCTGGTTCTGGGGCGCAGCCGGCTCCGAAGTTTTGGGCGCGATCACCACGATCAATTCAGTGGTCATCACGGGAGCGGCGACCGGCACGCAGACCGCGGCGTCGCTCGGCACGAGCGACAATTCGACGAATGCGCTCGCCTTTGACGGCTTGATCTATCAGGCCGCATTGCCGGGTTCCGGCGCCTATGTCTACACGATGGCGACGGGCACGGCCGGCACCGGCACGCCGCTCACCTCGGATACGGCTGGCGGTGTCGTCGAGATCGACGCCGTCCTCAAATATATGTGGGACAATTATCGGCTTTCGCCGGACACGATCTGGGTCTCCTCGCAGGAAGCCCTCAACATTTCGAAGAAGATCCTCTCCGGCTCGTCGAGCGCGGCGCAGCGCTTCGTGTTCGAGGCGAGTCAGGACGCGATCGGCGGCGGCGTCATGGTGCGCACCTATCTGAACCGCTTCTCCATGCAAGGCGGCTCGGTCATCGACATCAAGGTGCATCCGAACATGCCGGCCGGCACGCTTTTGATGACGACACGCCTCTTGCCCTATCCGCTCTCGGGTGTCGGCAACGTGCTGCAGATACGCACGCGGCAGGATTATTATCAGATCGAATGGCCGCTGCGCTCGCGCAAATATGAATACGGGATCTATGCCGACGAAGTGCTGCAGAATTATTTCCCGCCTTCGCTCGCGATGATCACCAATATCGGCAACGGCTGATCGACGCGAATCTATCTTGCTTTTAGTGCGGCGCCTGCGGGCGCCGTTTCCATTCGGGAATGAATGCTCATGAAATTACGTGCTCCGCACGGATGCAGCGCGGTCATCTTCCAAGGCCGGGCGCTGCCGATAGACGAAGACGGCCTGGTGGAAACCGACGAGCCGACCGCTGCGGCGCTCGCGTCGCATGGCTTTGTGTCCTGGGAAGGCGACGGACCAGCGGCGGAAGCACGGGAAAGCCTCGACGTGGACGCGATCGCCCGCATGAACCGCCCCGCGCTTTTCGCATGGCTGAAAGCGGCTGGCGTGTCGGTGAGCCTGCCCGTGACGAATGAGGCGCTGCGCGCGCGCGTGCTTGAGCTTGTTGCTGCTGCCGCCGACTAACCTTGCCCTTCGATTTTTGAAACGGAAGCCCGCATGGCCTCGCCTTTCGATCTCATCGCGCTGTCCGATCTGAAATCGTGGCTCGATATAGCGAGCACGGATGATGACGATCTTCTTGAGTCTCTGATCACGCAGATCAGCCGTGCGATCCTGACTTATCTCGATCGTCCGATGATTTTGCCCTGCGCCTATACCGAGGTCCGCTCGGGCGGCGGCGAGCAGAGCTTGGTTCTCCGCAATTGGCCGGCCCTGTCGGTTTCGTCCTGCACCATCAACGGCATCACGATCCCGCCGGCGCCGGCCCTCGTCGCGGGCGCGCCGGCGGAGCCGGGCTTCGTGCTCGAAGCTGCCGATCCGCAGCCGCCCGGGCGCATGCAGATTTTGTCGCTGCGCGGCCATCGCTTCTTTCGCGGTGTCCAGAACGTCACGATCAGCTATCGCGCCGGCTACGAGATCGCAGGCGAGGCGGCGACGGTGCCGAGCGTTGCGCCATATACGATCGCCGCAGCGGCGCCTTACGGGCCGTGGGCGAGCGACGGCGGGTTGACCTATGGCAATGGGAACCCTTTGCAAGCGGTCGTCGGAACGCCGGCTCTCGGGCAATATATGGTCGCGGCCGGACTCTATACATTCGCCGCGGCCGATGCCGGCGCGAGCGTCGTCTTGACCTATGGCTATAGTCCCGCCGATATCGCGATCTGCTGCATGGATTGGGTGGCTGACCGTTATGCCTATCGCGCCCGCATCGGGCAAAGCTCCAAATCGCTCGGCGGCCAGGAAACGACGTCGTTCATCGTGCGCGACATTCCCGCCTTCGTCATGACTGCGCTGCAGCCCTATCGCCGTGTGGTCGCCCTATGACCGAGACGCCCTTCGACGCGGACAGCCTGCATGATGCGCTGGCCGATAAGCTCGATGCCTTGAGTCGGGCCTTGCAAGCGCGCGTCGTCGAAAAGCTTTCCGGTGAGGTTTTGGCACGCCATTCCGGCGCTTTGGCCGATTCCATCTTCGCTTCTCTCGAAGATGGCGGGACGAATTTCACCGCCGAGATCGGCAGCAGCGGCGTCGTTTATGCAGCGATCCAGGAATATGGCGGCAAGACCGCGGCGCATGACATTGTTGCGGTGAAGGCCAAAGCCTTGGCTTTCATGACGGGGGGTGCCCTCCATTTCGCTCGAAGCGTGCATCATCCTGGCTCGCTCATTCCGGCGCGATCCTATCTCGGCAGCTCGCTCGACGAGATGCGGGACGATATCGAAAACGGCCTGAAGGACGCGGTGCTTGCGGCCTTGGGTGCCGACTGAACCCTTCACCCATGATCTCTTGAGAGGTTTGCATGCCGCAGAGCCCGCGCGAGTCGGCGGTGGAAGCGCTCGTGGCGCTTCTCGCAACCGCCTATGCCTGGAAAACGGGGCCGAGCCGGCGCCTCAAACTCTGGAGCGACGTGCCCGCGGCCAATCGGCCGGCCTGCTTCGTTTTCGAAGGCGGACAAGAATCCTATGCGTGGAGCGAAAGCGCGCTGCCGCGGCGCATCATAGAGGCGAAAGTCTTCGTCTATCTCAACGCTAAGGATCCGAGCGTGACTGGCGCCTCGCTCTTGAACGGCGTGATGGATGCGCTCGATGCGGCGCTGGCGATCGCCGGCAGCGATCAGCTTCTCGGTCGCCAGACGCTCGGCGGCAATGCCCACCAGTGCCGGATCGACGGGGAGCCTTTGAAAGATCCCGGCGATCTCGATGGCGACACGCTGCTCATCGTCCCGATCAAGATCACTCTGCCTTAGGAGCAGACTCAATCAATGGACCGTCATTGCGAGGAGCGTAGCGACGAAGCAACCCAGGGGCAACCGCTGCGGCCTTTGCCTTTGGATTGCTTCGCTGCGCTCGCAATGACGAGCGGCCCTATAGGAACCCGCATCTTCTTCATGAAAGGACCGACGCATGTATAGTTTCGGCTCCGGTGTGCTGATTGGAACGCGCACCGACATTACGAATGGCACGCCGATCAATTTCGGCTTGGTGCAGGAAGTCACGATCGACGAGACAGCAAGCGTCAAGGAGCTCATGGGGCAATATCAGCGGCCTTTGGCGATCGCACGCGGCACGATCAAGACGACCGGGAAGGCGAAAGTCGCGCGTATCTCGGGGCTCGCCTTCGCCAATCTTTATTATGGCGTGAGCCCGGCCTCCGGGCAGCTCGCGACCTCTTTCGCGGAAGCCGGCACCGTGCCGGCCTCGAGCCCCTATACGGTCAGTGTCGCCAATGCTGCGACGGCGGTCGATGATGACGGCGTGCTCTATGCGGCGACGGGACTGCCTTTGACCAAGGTCGCGTCGAGCCCTTCGGCGGGTCAATATTCGGTATCCTCCGGCGTCTACACGTTCAATTCCGGTGACGCCGGCAAGGCGGTGCTGACGACTTATACCTACACGCTCGCCGGCAGCGGCCAGAAACTCACGATCGCCAATCAGCTTCTCGGCACCACGCCGACCTTTCAAGCTCTATTCTACACGACCTTTCAAGGTCAGGCCGTGACCTTGAAGCTCAATAATTGCACCGCGAGCAAGCTGAGCTTCCAAAGCAAGCTCGAGGACTTCACCTTGCCGGAATTCGACTTTTCCTGTTTCGCGGATTCTTCCGGCAATGTGATGACCTGGTCCTTCGCGGAAGCCTCGTGATGCGCGCGCCGCAAACGATCAGCCTCGGCGCGCAAGACTGGCTTGTGCGGCCCCTCACCCTCGCGCAGGTGCGCGAGATCGAGCCGATCCTCATGGCGAATGCAAGCGAAGGCGCCGGCACGGTTGCTGCCGCCATCGCGATCGTCGCCATCGCCTTGTCGCGCGATCATCCACAGGCGGCGCAGAATCTCGCCGAGATCGAAGCAAGCGCGCAGGAGATCGGCGCCGCGATGGCGGCGGTGCTGCGCCTTGGCGGCTTCATTCCTCAGGAGGCGGGAGACGATCCGCCGGGGGAAGCGCAGGCGGGCGGGGCTTAAATCTCGATTTCGTCTACGCCCGCCTGATGACGGCTTGCGGCTACACGCCAGCCGAGATCGACGCCATGACGCTTTTCGATGTCGCGGCGCTCTTTTCCTATTGGCGCGACTATCCGCCGGTGCATGAGATCTTGAAGGCCGTCTACCGCATCGAGTCGAAGCCGCAGGCGACGGACGCGCGCAGCGCCGCCGATCCGAGCGGCATTGGCGGCCTCATCGCGCGCTTTCCTGATGGCGGCGTGCGCCACCTCTAACTCTTAAAGACGCCATGGCCGCGCTCGGCCCGGTCATCCACGGCCCGCCTCACTCTCATCGATCCTTAGCGGTGCGCGTGGACGGCCGGGCCGAGCTCGGCCATGGCGATCTTCATCCATCCGGCGGCACCGCGCCGAGGGAGCATCGATGCATCTCATCGCCCTCGGCGGCGGCCTCGCGCGCCGGCCGCCGCGCCCGCGCACGCTTCTGGCCTGCGCGGGCGCGGTCTGGCTCTGGCCGGGCATCGCGCTCACGCGCCGCGACGGCGCGCGGATCGCGCCTTTGTCCGCGGATACGGTTCATTTCTGGATCACGCGGCTGCATGGGCCGGAGGCGCTTTATCTCGGTGTGCGGCGGGGCCTCGATCGCGCCGCGGACCATCTCGCCTTTGATAATGAAGCCGCTGCGCAGCGCGCGCTCGACGCGATCGGCCTGACGCGCCTCTCCGAAGATGGCGCGACGCTGATGCGCAGCCTCGCCGCACGCTTCGGGCTGGCGCCTTTGGATCTTGCGAAGGTGCATGGCCCCTCGCTCTGGCGGCCGGACGATCTCGCCGCGCAGATCGCGCTGTTCGAACGCTCTATCGAGAGGAAGGATCGCCTCGCCAAATTCGCCGAATGGGATGAAGCCGAGCATCCGCGCTGGCCGGCCGGCGCGCCGGATCATCAAGGCGGCCGCTTCCGCGACGCCGACGAAGATGCAGAGCCTATCATCGAAGGCCGGTCTGCATCGTCGGGTTCCACGCCCCC